CAACGTCAACAAGGTTCTGGGATTCATCAAGGTCGGTTCGCCCGTTCTGAACCTGAGACCAAGAACCGAGTGGCTTGGTTCGCCTCTGGAGACAGGCAATCTAGAGGTCATGCAACGCTTCAACAACGTTGCTTGTATGGGCCATATCATCGTGCCTGCTCAACCATTCGGATACAACTATCTGGGTGGTAAACTTTTGGCTGCAATTTGTTGTAGTCATGAAATAAAACGCCTATTCGACGCAAAATATGCGACGAATATCTGTCACTTCGAAACGACCTCACTCTACGGTTCGACCAAAGGTGCGTCTCAGTATGACGGTATGAAACCATACCTGAGATACAAAGGTCTGACCGACAGCGACTTCGTTCCACATCTGACAGACAAGAAATTCCGCCAGATCAAGACATGGTGGGAAAAAGAGACTGACGTGCCGCTCAAAGTCACCTCTTCCTCGGTCAAAATGACCATGACGCGCGACATGATATCGAAGGTCGCTAAGGCACTCAAAGAACATGACGCTGAACAACACCAACACTTCCGTAAAGTGGTCGAGAACGCGAAGGCCATGGTCGAAAAGAAGCGCACCTACATGTGTGACTACGGTTACGCCAACACCCGCGAATACATCCTAGGCGAAACCGACACCTTGGTCAAGAAAGACAACTTCGACTCATACTCTTACAAGAGCGCCGTCCAATGGTGGAAGAAAAAGGCGGGCAAGAGATACAAAAGTCTGAAAAAAGAGAACAGACTGAGAACAGAACTGGAAATCTGGTCCAAAGATGCGGATATTGACATTATCCGCTGAACCTGTTATACTGTCTGAAAAACTACAGGAGAATCAATGTCATTCTATCTAAACGTTCGTCAATATGGCGACCGTATGCTTGTGCGTTCTTTCGAAGATGGGCGCCGCCAGCAATACGAAGTCAAGTATCGTCCTTACCTGTTTGTCCGTTCGCAGAACGGTTCAGGTGAGTATCGCACCATTCACGGCGATCCTGCGGAGAAGATCGAATTCGACAGCATCCGTGATGCGAAAGAATTTATCAAGAAGTATGAAGGAGTGTCCGGGTTCGAATTCTACGGCATGACCAACTTTGTCTATCCGTTCATCAATGACCGCTTCCCAGGCGAAGTCCATTATGACCGAGACAAGATCAACGTGGTGTCGGTCGATATCGAAACCATGTCTGACGACGGTTTCCCCGATATCATGACCGCGAACAAGGCACTGACCGCTATCGCAATTTCCGACGGCAAAGAGATTGTCTTTCTGTCCATCAAGGAATACAAGAAGCACCAAGACAACGTTCGCGTGATACGTTGCGCGGACGAGAAAGAGCTTATCGCGCGGTTCGTTGAAGTCTGGCGCGAAATGGACCCCGACATTGTGACGGGTTGGAACGTTGAATTCTTCGACATGCCTTACCTTATCAACCGTATCAAGCGCGTCTCGGGCGAAGCCATGGCGAAACGTCTGTCACCTTGGAACCTCATTCGTGAAAACGTCCAGAAGCAACACGGCGAAGAGCAGCTGACCTACGATATCTTCGGTGTGGCCATCATGGACTACATGTTGGTTTACAAGAAATGGACCTTCACGACGCAAGAATCTTACCGTCTTGACCACATCGCAAACGTGGAACTGGGCATGGGTAAAATTCACTATGAGGACGAATACGGGTCTCTGCACGGTCTGTATGAGCAGAATTTCCAACTCTACGCCGAATACAACATTCGAGACACCGAGATTATCAACCAGCTTGACGAAAAACTGAAGCTGATGGACCTTGCGCTCGCGCTGGCGTATGACGCGAAGCTCAACTACACTGACGCGTTCACTTCGGTTCGTATGTGGGACGTTATCAGTCACAACTATCTGATGGTCCACCGCAAGATCGTGGTGCCACAATACAAGTATGATGGCAAGCCGTTCGAATTCCAAGGCGGTCACGTCAAAGAACCTTACACGGGCGAACATCACTGGGTCTGCTCATTCGACTTGAACAGTCTGTATCCGCACCTTATCATGCAATACAATATCTCGCCTGAATCTTTCGTCGGTCTGGACCCTCACATGGGTCAAGGCGTTGACGCAGCGCTTGATGGTTCGTATAACGAGATTCGGGACGACCTGATTGCGCAGAACGTCACGGTCACACCGAACGGTTGTGTCTGGTCGCGCGAAGAACAAGGGTTCCTGCCTGCACTCATGGAAAAGATGTATCTTGACCGCAAGGCGTTCAAGGGCAAGATGCTTGACATGAAGCAGAAGTATGAGGACACCCACGACGAAACATACTCGAAAGAGGCGCTGCGTTTCGACATGATCCAGATGGCCAAGAAAATCCAATTGAACTGTGCGTATGGCGCTCTTGGCAATCCGTATTTCCGTTGGTTCAACTTCCGTTACGCTGAGTCCGTCACTCTGGGCGGTCAGTTGTCGATTCGTTGGATCGAGCGCGAAATCAACAAATTCTTGAACAAGAAATTCAAGACCGATGGCTACGACTATGTGATTGCGTCTGACACCGACTCTATCTACCTGCGTCTTGATAAGGCGGTCAAACTCGCATATGGCGACAAAGTGCCTGACGACGAAAAGGTGGTCAAGTATCTTGACAAGGTGTGTTCACAGTTGCTTGAGCCGTTCATCGAACAATCATACAACGAGCTCGGTGAATACGTTAACGCCTTCCAGCAAAAGATGGTCATGAAACGCGAAGCAATCGCGTCAAAGGGCATCTGGCGCGGCAAGAAAATGTATATCTTGAACGTGTATAACAACGAAGGCGTCCAATACGAAAAACCGAAGCTCAAGATCATGGGAATCGAAGCGGTTCGTTCGTCTACACCGTTCGTCTGCCGGGAGAAGATTAAGGAAGGTCTGAGCATCATCATGAACGGCACAGAGGACGAGTTGATTAAATTCGTCAAAGACTTCCGTGAGGAGTTTGCAACACTGCCGTTCGAACAGGTCGCGTTTCCCCGGTCGCTCAACGGTATGAATAAATATCGTGACGCGGCGAATGGGTGGAGAAAGGGCACGCCAATTCACGTTCGCGGCGCATTCGTCTACAATGACATGATAAAGAAGCACAAACTTCAAAACCGTCTGACACCTTTGCGCGATGGCGACAAGATTCGTTTCTCTTACCTAAAAATGCCGAATCTGACGCGCGAAAACGTGATTGCGTCCATGGACGAAATGCCGAAAGAGTTTGGTTTGGAAGATTACATCGACCGTGAAATGCAATTTGAAAAGTCTTTCGAAGGCGCCCTAAAGAGCATCACCGACGTTATCGGTTGGCAACTCGAAAGAACAGCAAGTTTGGAGAGTTTCTTTGGCTAAGTATGACCATGGCGGAGGCTGCGCCTGCGGCCTCTATAGAGAATGTCCGCCCGATTGCGAACACTATCAAGGAGAGAAAAGATTGACCGACGAAATCTTTGACTTCGGTTTCACCGCGGTGACCGAGGAAGAATTGACAACGGCACTACCAGCAGTGCATCAGGCAGAATATGACCGAGAACATGTCATCGAAATGGAAAGAAGGCTTGACAAACTACACTCGGCTATTTTACCATTGCTGGATAATCTGAGAAAAAACCCCGAAAGCGAATACATTCGGTGGCCGAATCGGGACGAAAAGATTGACGCTTTCGAGTCGTATATTGCAAAAATTGTAGACGGAGATATTGAATGAGCTCACTAATCGAAAGGTTGACGAAAAACTCAACCATCAAAGAAACGGCTCTACTGAAAGAGTCGAAGGTCTTTGGTAAGAAAGACATGATCCAGACCGCGGTTCCGATGTTGAACGTGGCATGTTCTGGTCGTGTTGACGGCGGCCTGTTGCCGGGTCTGTTGACCATCGCAGGTCCTTCCAAACACTTCAAGTCCGCATTCGCACTCATTCTGGCGTCTGCATTCCAGAAGAAGCATCCTGACGGCGTAATCCTGTTCTATGACTCTGAATTTGGTTCGCCTGAGTCCTACTTTGAAAGCGCAGGCCTGGATACGGACCGCGTTCTGCACTCACCTCTGACGAATATCGAAGAGCTGAAACACGATATCATGCAACAACTTGAAGGTATCGAAAAAGGCGATAAGATTTTCATCCTTATCGACTCCATCGGTAACCTGGCATCCAAGAAAGAGGTTGACGATGCGCTAGACGGTAAGTCTGTTGCAGATATGACACGCGCAAAGCAACTAAAGTCGCTTTGGCGCATGGTGACACCGCACCTGAACCTGAAAGACATTCCTCTTGTGAACGTGAACCACACTTACAAAGAAATCGGCATGTTTCCGAAAGATATCGTCTCGGGCGGCACCGGCGGCGTATATTCGTCTGACGCTATCTGGATCGTCGGCCGTGCGCAAGAGAAAGACAAGGCATCCGACAAGGATATCTCGGGTTACAAGTTTACCATCAACATCGAAAAATCGCGCCGCGTCAAAGAGAAGTCGAAGATTCCGATCACGGTCAACTTCGAAGGCGGCGTTCTGATTTGGTCTGGTCTACTCGAATTGGCTCTTGAAGGCGGTTACGCCCGCAAGCCAAAGGTCGGTTGGTATGAATTGGTTGATCCCGACACAGGCGAGGTTCTGACTGACAAACTCTACCGAGAGAAAGAACTTGAACGTGCCGGCAGCCTGTGGAAGATGATGCTGTCGGAGACTTCGCTTGCCTCCTTTATCTCCAAGAAGTATACTATCGCAAGCGGAGAATTGATTCAATCGAACGATGATGATTCGGTTGAAGTAGAAGAACAGGAGATTGACGAAGTATGATTGAGAATACAATCCTTTCTGGGTTGTTGTTCAATGAAGGTTATACTCGCAAGGTTCTGCCGTTTCTGAAACCCGAATACTTTGACGATATGTCCTATCGTCGGGTATTCGGGGAAATCAACGAATACGTTAGCAAATACAACGGGCTTCCTACCAAGGAAGCCCTCCGTATTTCTATTGATGAACGAACGGACCTGAACCAAGAGCAGCACAAAGAGATAACCAGCATTATCAACGCTCTTGAATATGACCAAAAGACCGACCAGGATTGGCTTGAAGAAAAGACGGAGAAATTCTGTCAAGACAAGGCAATCTATAACGCGGTCCGCAAGTCTATTCTTGTCCTTGACGGGAAAGAAAAGAACCTAGACAAGGGTTCTATTCCTCAGTTGCTTTCTGACGCTCTGGGTGTATCATTCGACACACACATTGGCCACGACTTTTTAGACGATTACGACGAACGGTATTCTTTCTACCATACAAAGGAGAAGAAAATTCCGCTCGACCTGGAACTTTTCAACAAGATCACCAAAGGTGGTATCTCCCGCAAGTCTCTGTCTATCGCGCTCGCGGGCACGGGCGTAGGTAAGACGTTGTTCATGACACATTGCGCCGCTGCGAACATGATGGCGGGATACAACGTTCTATATATAACCATGGAGATGGCGGAAGAAAAGATCGCCGAGCGTATCGACGCAAATCTGCTTGACTTGACTTTGGATGAACTCGAAACGATTCCGAAGGACGTTTATGTAAAGCGTATCAATCGGGTCAAGGGAAAAACGACCGGTAAGCTTATCATCAAAGAGTATCCAACGGCCAGCGCCGGCTCAGCACACTTCCGCCATCTTGTCAACGAACTGCGGTTGAAGAAAAACTTCCACCCTGATATCATCTACATCGATTACCTGAACATCTGTATGTCGTCGCGCCTGAGATTCGGCGCCAATGTCAACTCTTACACCTACATCAAGACTATCGCTGAAGAACTTCGCGGCCTTGCCGTGGAGCTTAATGTGCCAATTGTCAGTGCGACCCAAACGACGCGTTCGGGTTACTCTAACTCCGATGTTGGTCTGGAGGACACCTCCGAATCGTTCGGTCTGCCTGCGACCGCCGACTTCATGTTTGCGCTTATCTCTAGTGAAGAACTGGAAGCACTCGGACAGATCATGGTCAAGCAGCTCAAGAACCGATGGGGCGACACGAATTACCTGAAACGGTTTGTGGTCGGCATCGAAAGACCTAAGATGCGTCTGTTTGACGCCGAGTTGTCAGCACAGGAAGATATCATGGACGACACGCCTGCTATGGACCGCGGTGATGTTGGCAGCAGACTTGAAGCAGAACGGAAAGATACGTTTGTGACAGGTCGCAGAAAAGACAAGAAACCGAAATTTGATGGGTTCAAGTAAATGTCATACCAAGTCAAGAAAGATAAGACGTATCAGGTGGTCGAGAAAGATACCGACCTGGTCGTATTCGAAGCAAACTCCGAGAGAACGGCGCGGTCTATGTGCCGTTCACTCAACCTAGGCTCAGGATTTGCAGGGTTCACTCCGACGTTTTTCGCGTTACCACAAAAAGAAACGGCGCCATCCAAAGGATAGACGCCGTTTCAAGTTTGCGTGACTGGACCGAACCCCACGGGCATACTTGATGCTACTCCAGTTTTTCCTGTAGTGATAGATAACTTCACACTTGCCTCTTACGCTAAACGTATTAACACGCACCCACGCTCCTATTTATACCGAAAGAATCTTGCGCCGCGAAAAAAAGTGGTTGACAAGACGCTTTTTTGCGACTATATGTGAGTCGTAAGCGAGAGAAGCAAGTATGTTCTACGAAATCGAAGGCAAGACCGCCGAAGAAATCGACGCGGTGATTGCGTTTGCTGTTGACTATCTCGATATCAGTGACGATGTTGAACTGACGGTCATTTTCGACTGGTCGATGATCGGCGGCGAGACTGCTGGGTATGCTGACGAGGTTGACGCTGACGAAGGTCTGTTCGAAATCTCGGTCAAGCCCGACTTGCCGAAACAAGACATGATTGCGACGATCTTGCATGAAATGGTTCACGTTGCACAGATGGCCCGGGGCGACCTGGTTCAAGGTATGCCTTCAACTTGGAAAGGAGAGAAATTCGATGGGCAGTATATGGAACTTCCTTGGGAGATCGAAGCCTACCGAGTCGAGTCAGATATGGTCGCACAATTTCACAATCACTGACGGCACGCTTGACAAACCTTGCCTTGATATGATAGGTTCAGACCTCAACAAGACGGTGCCATGGTACATCATGGCACGATACGCGATTCAGGTCGAGAACGATCCGGTGGTCTCCGACGGCATGTTCGAAAAGATTCGGCGCCGTCTCATAGAACACTGGGACGAAATCGAGCACGAATTGAAGCCGATGTTGGCATACGAGGACGTTCTGGAAAGAACGTTCACGGGTGAGTTTCCAAAGTCCGTTGCGATGGCAACACAACAAATGAGGAGAGACTGGATTGCCTGAGAAGAACCTGTATGAGCTGATCTGCGAAGCCATCGAAGAAGCGATGTATCTCGAAATGGGTATGCCTACGGAAAGCCGAGACCGCATCCTGCTGAACGCAATGCGCCTGTCTGGTGCTCCTTTCTCTTTTGTGGAGCAAATTTACGAAGAAAAAATGCGGGAAGCCGCTTGACAAATCAACTTGAAATCACTATATGTGATTCGTAAGAAGAAGTGAGAGAAAAAGGAATGGAAACCACTCGGAAAAGTATGCTGACCGGCATTGAACGGACGATGAACATCGATGTAACCTTCGAACAACTACACCAATGGGAAGTCGGAGGCAAACCTATCCAACAAGTCATGCCACACCTGACCGACGACGAACGTGAATTTCTCATGACCGGTATCACCGCCGAAGAATGGGAACAGATGTGCCCCGAAGAGGAGGAAGATGTTTAACTGGTTCAAACCTCTGAACCCGCGCCGCGTTATCAAATTCGCAAGGTGCCGGATGGTTATATCGCAGTCTACCGAGACAACGCAGACATGTTCTGGATGATCGACGGTAGTGGCGGTGATGGTGTTTCGCCCTCCAGTCTTGACAAGACTTGGTATGGAAAGTATGTTGTGGAGACAGAGGAAGAAGCCGGCCGCCGTGTCAACCTACATTCTTCGCTTCAAGGCGGCGAAATTGTGTGGGAAGGTGGTTGACATTCGCCACGAATCGCCTATATTAGAGTTGTAACAGCGAGACAGAAAGGCATCATCATGTATACCGAAGAAACTCTCCGCGCTCTCGGCACTCCGTTCGAAATTCAGCCGGAGGTTCTCGCCACAACTCAGCGTTTCGACGTTGAAATCTACTCCGACCTCTACAAGGGACACCTATGGGTTCCGTCCTCGCCAGGGTCTCGGTTACATGACCGCCGAGCAGCTCGATGCCATGTGGGATCGGCTTGTCGAAGCACACGCCGAAGAAATGGCGGCAGAAGATCGGCGTGAAGCCAAAGCGATGGCCGACTGGGATCGTCTGGTCGAAGAAACGATACAACTCGGCGCCGGCGACTACGCGACCGCCGTTCGGTGGCTCATGTCGGGTGGTGACGAAACTGACCTGGAATACTTCCTGTGGCAGCACGGCGTCACCTCTTTCACCAACACTCGCTGGGTCCGTCAACTCGCAAACATGGAGTGAACATGCAACGACCAGGAAAAACTCACCGCGCGGCGATGCCGAGCGACATGCGCGACATGCAGCTTCGCAATTTCTTTCGCAGTTGTCGCCAGATTTTGGAGAACGAGGATTCTGACGCTGCGTTCTACTTCGAACAGATCGAAGAACACATGAACGCCGGCAAACCCCTGTCGACGGACAACCGTGAAATCGCAAGACTACTGGGTATCTGATATGCCACAAAAAGGTCAACTCAAAGACATGGACGCATGGGAACAAGAGATTCGGGACAACGCCGAATACTACACGACCATTGCGTTCCAGCCTCGCCGCGGACAGATTCCTTTGACCAGTTTCGAACGTCTGGATATGGCAATCGCTTACGCACAGGCGACGATGCAAGAGGTGACTAACCGATACCGATGTGTGATGGTTTACGCGATCAATGAAGATGGGCGCCATGCACTCTGCGGCACTGTCAACCAGTTTGACAAAGCGTGGAAGCCCGTTGTGCCGCAGACATACTAAGTCTCCTTTCACAGACTGGGCGCCTTCGGGCGCCATTTTTTTGGTCTATAATTGGTCTATAAATAGCCATGTAGATTTTCCTAGGAGCATAACATGGCTGTTACATTTGCAGAATTTCTAAACAAATCTGAAAAACTGACCATTGACGATATCGAAGATCGTCTAAAGAAACTCGGTTACACCAACTTCAAGAGAGCATCATCAAGATCGACCGCGGTGTTGACAGACGACAACCGCGTAAAGGTGTTGGAACGTATCGAAAAAGAATTTTCCGACCTTGGCGCCAAATACGATCCTGACAAAGGTTCTTCCTCGGTCGGCGCGGTCGTGATCGGCATTTTCACCGTCGGCGCGAAACCAGCATCGAAACAAGGCAAGAAGTCTGCTGGCCTTGACAACGAAGATGCGATGATTGACGGCATCAAGCAGTTTACCAAAGGCGGCCCTATGACCGTTCGTATCACTGACGGCCGCAAGAAATACGAATACAAGGACGTGGTCGACATTGAAGAAGTCGGACGAGACACGTCTAACCGTAAGAAAGCAGACGTTCGACTGTTGCTTGAGAACGGCAAGAAAATTCCTATCTCCATCAAGAAAGACAACGCCGAAATGTGGGAGTCCGCAGATAGTTACTGGTCTGCCGAAGCGAAGAAAATCGTTGACAAGATGGTGATGGACGGCCAGGTCAAGCTCAACAAAGTCGGTTCTATCTACAAGATGTTGCCGAACCTTGGTGTATATGCGACAGACGAAGAAAAGAAGAACGTGGTTTTCGGTTCGGACCTATTGAACAAGGGTTTCGTGGTCGTAAGAACATTCCGCGGCAGCGACTTCGTGCTTGACAAGACAGGCGACGTTCTAGAGGTTCATGTTACGAAGATCATCGATTCGATGAACGACCTCAAAGGCGAGAACGATATTTTCTTCCTGATTCGTAACGACATCTCCCGTAAGGGTTCAAAGATTTATCCGGGTCTGAGAACGTTGGCAGTTAGCGCAACGCGTATCAACCGTAACGTCAAGAAGGTTCGCAGATAATGTTGAGATTCACACAATATCTAGAAGAAGCCAAAAACACACACATGACTCACCTGGAAGACCTGGTGATCGATGGCAACGTTGAAGGCACAAGACAGGCGATCAACTACCTACGCGCTCTGAGAGACATGCTTGCAGGCGACTCGAAAGCGCCTGTCAACCTGACCGTGAAATGGGACGGCGCGCCCGCGATCTTCGCTGGCACAGACCCATCCGACGGCAAGTTTTTCGTCGCAAAGAAAGGCATCTTCAA